TAATTACCAATATCAGAGATAAGTAGAGGGGTGAGTAGATAAAGTGAAATTTATTAGGTAAATGCTCAGGCTCTGGTTGTAATGCCAATAAGAATTTTGGCATTTTGAATTCAAAAAGTTTGTTATTGTCCATATTATTTTGTATTTTTGCCCCTCATTTCTAAGGGTTTTTAAATCGTTAGACTTGTTTTAATTTTACAAGTAAGCCCCTAATGTAGTGTTAGGGGCTTTTAATTTATCTAATAAAGCGATACTTAGGCAATAAATTGCGACTGCCCCCTACTTTGAATTTACTAACCATTTCGCCATAATAGTTAATAGGTTCATCAAGGCTAATTGTGGTAACATTTCGCCCGTTGTAATCGTATTGGTGCGCACTGTAACCTACTGACATATTTGGTAATCGCCATACCCCCCAATTCATAGAGTTAAGATAATACAATATTCTTCTGATATTATCTATATTAGCCTCGAATACTTTACCTTCTTTTATTTCATTTTCGAGAATGCGAAAGTCAGCTTCTAAATCTTGCTCTTCTTTCTCATTCTGAATTTTCTTTGCTTCGTTTTTTCTCTTGCAGAAATTGCAGAATTTAGTGTACGCTTCATTCAAATTTTCGTTGGTAATTTCACCATCTACATCAATGAATGTTACAAAGTATGGTCTTTCGGTGAAATTTTGTTCCTCTACCTTTTCATAAGGCACTTCATTAACTTGTGGGTAACCTTGCTCTTTCTTTTTGAAAGTAACATTACCTGCTACAATATAGGTGTAGCGCTTTGTGGTGTAAAATTCTAATTTCATCGTTCTAAGTGTTTTAAATGTTAATATTATTTTTAAATTTTACAAGTTTACAAATTCAGTTGCACTCTCTAAGGTGAACTTCTTAGAGTAGTACTCTTTAGAATACTTTTTGTTTTTCTTTACGAAAGCGTAATAATCTTTCAAAAGTTTTTTGCTTGATTTCACAAAGTTTAATACTTCTTGGCTTGCTTCTTTGTTAGCGTTAAGTTTAGCCTTGGTTGTGGCTGCCTTAGCCTCTGCCTCTCTTTTATCAGCTTCTAATTCTGCTTGTAACTTAGCGACGTATTCAGCATTCTTCTGTAATTCGTAAGCAATTACCCACATTTGCTTTTCACTGAAAAAATCTTTTAAATTTTCAGAAATAATTTTGTAAGCTAATGATGATGTAGGTAAGTATGCCATTAATTTACTTCTGAAAGAATTAGCAACTTGGCGATTAATTTCTTCTACAAAACTACCAATTGAGCTGATAGTTGATACACTTGGGTTGATGTAAGATACTTGGTTGTAGATGTCTTTAACTGTAACTTTCATTTTCTTTGAGTCTTTAATGTTAATAATTGTTCTTGCTTTAATTTTACGGTACAAAGATACGGCAACTTTTTTGATTGTACAACTTTTTTGCGTACTTTTTTACATTTATTTTGTTATATCTGTAACAAAATAGCATAACTATTATATAATCAATGTTTTACATATAATATTTTTTTACAAAAAAAGAGACAAAGAATGAAAAAATGTCTTTGCCTCTCGTTTTCTTGTTAATCTGTATCTATTATTGTGCCTATTGCTAACGTAGTGAGTAGTAGCCAAAATAAAATTAGTCCAACTCTTGGAGGACTCCCCCATTCTCTGAAATCAAATTCTGCTGCAATAAAAGCGAACATCAGATACAGTAATATGAATGTTACTATTGGTGCTATTATGCACGCTAATATTTTGTTATTTCTGCTCTTCATTAATAAAATCGTTTAATGTTATTACCAAATTCTTTATGTACTTCAATTAGCTTCATCACCAGCCCTTCTCGTGCTTTCTCGTACTTGGGGTTATGCTTTTTAACTCAATAGTGAATTGAGGGGCATTGTTGGCGTATCCGTTACGGAAGGTGATGTAATGGTACTTCTTTGAATAAAACCGCTTTGTCCAATAGGGTTTGATTTCTCGATACTCTTCTGTTTTCATTCCTGATAGTATCATATCAAACCACTGTTTTTTTAAAGTTAAATGTAAAGTGCTCATTTGTTTTGTTTTTTTAATTCTTCTCTCATTCCCATACAGAAGGAGCGGTAATTGATGTTGGACTCCCTCGTTAATACATAATCATACCATTGCAGTATTTTACCCTTCGGCTTGTCGTTCTTCATATCAAAGTATATATCCTCAATATTGAAGATGTAATCCGATAAGCATATAATTCCTATACCTACATCGTAATTGTCGAATTCAAATTGTAGTTCTTGCTTGTCGCAAAACTCCTTGATGAGGTTACGTGCAGCGTACTCGAATAATTCTACTGCTTCTTGTTCTTTTGATAATTGTTTTTTCATTGTTCTATATTTTTTCTAAATTTTTTATATTTACTACAACTGTAAATCCACAAACTTCCACATTGTAACTTAGAGATTCATAACTAATGTAAGCAATACTAATAATTATACCCTCCTTATTCAGATTTATTATTCTTACTTTATCACCTCTTTCAAAGTAAATACTTCTATCTTTTTTTTGTTTCATTGTCTATAAATTTTAATCGTTTTGCTATTAATTCTATTATATCCACTGTTACGGCATTACCAATGAGTTTGTAACGTTGTGTTTTGGCAATTGGTTTTATTATGCCGTTGTAGTTGCCGTATTGTGTCCAATTGTCAGGAAATCCTTGCAGGCGTTCGCATTCTATTTCTGTTAGTCTTCTAACGCCATTGAGTAGGTTATTCTCTTGAAATGCATTGCTTGATATAGTAGGACAAGTTGTAAGGTCTGCACCTTTGTTTTTGCCACGTGGGAGTTGGCGTATTACGGGCATACCGCTTCCATCTTCTCGTGCTCTTGCTGGGATAGTAGGTGCAATATTGCTTTTCACTTCACGAAATCCCTTGCCGTCATTGTGAGTGCGGTAAGTACCTACTTGTATGTGGGTGTCTTTCGGGGTATTTAATCTCCCTTTGATGTCATTTCCTGTGATAGGAAATACTCCGCACTCACTTCGTCCTGCAAGATGTCCGACAAGGTAAATCCGCTCTCTATTTTGGGGCAAAATCCAGCGTGTATTAAGCAATTGCCATTCAAGTCGATAGTCCCCAATGTTGGCAAACGCTTGGATAATCGCCCAAAAGTCTGCGCCAGCATTGGAGCTGAAAGCTCCTTTAACGTTCTCCCAAATAAAAATACTTGGTCTGATGTCAGCAATGAGGGCAATTGCGTACTCGATAAGGCTACTCTTTGCGCCTGCGAGTCCGGCACGTTTTCCAGCCATTGAGAAATCTTGGCAAGGCGAGCCGAAAGTGATAATGTCAATTCCTGTAAAATCTCCTCCGTGAAGAGAGGTAATATCTCCGATATATTTTGCATTTGGAAAATTGTTTTTATAGTTTGCGATTGCGTGTTTATCTATTTCGCTGAAATAATGCTCGGTAAATTGGTAGCCTGCCCGCTGAAATCCGAGCGAAAAGCCACCAATACCGCTGAATAGGTCTATGATTTTCATTGTTTCAAATCTTTAAAAAAGCACCCCGTTATCAGGTTCATTGCCAAATGCCTCACTTGGCGACGCTGCGGGTATGGCATTATTACTTCGCTCTTGTATTGGTTCTCTTGGTATATTCCCCATAGGCTTAGCCATTTGCCCTGTAAATTCATCATAAAAGTAAATTGTAAAATCATTACTATCAACCATAAACTTAAACGAATCAAAAGGGTATCCACGTGTATATTGTGGGAGAACTTCCACGATGTTTTTATCATTATCATCAACTTTTAATAAGAAAACAGTCTCCGCCTTCTTAGTTACCGCACTACCTAAGTGACCAGTGGCTTTGGTAACGCCATATGCTACGTGAATAATTGTGCATATATGTATCTTATAATCGTCCGCCCATTTAATAAGTTTATGCACTATTTGGTTACTCCATTCAAGATTATTTACATCGTTCATCAAGTCGGCTATACCATCAATAAACACTAATTTGACTTTCCCCTTAAATCGCTCCAATACTTTCTCTATGAACGCTACACGCTCTTCGGCAGATAGGTGACATATTTTGAATGTTAAATACTGAGGATATATTGTGCCTACTATATCAGCAACAGATTTAAATGTACGCTGAGCATAGTATTCAGATTGCTCGGTGTCAAAGTCTAAGATATAATAATCTTCTCTACGATGTGAGTGTATGTTTGGGAATCGATAAGAAGCATTACCTCCAATATAGGTTGCACAAAGTTGCGTTTTGAAAAGCGTTTTTTTGCTTTTCGAAGGCGCGGCTATCACGCTAAAACTCCCCGCTGTCATTACAGTTGTAGGATAACAATTCCCCTTAAATTGGTGTTCTCCAATGCTGATGAGAGTTTCTGGCGGAGGTAAGGGTTTGTCAAGAGGAATGTATGCCCTTTCATATTCTCGTGCAAACCACAAATCGTCAAAGGGAGAAATCTCTATATCTTCTCTTACTTCTTCTAATTTCAATGGCATAGTAGTGACAGTTTAGTTATTTCTGATTTGATGAAATATTCTATATCCTCGTGTTTATATTCCTTAGTAAGTGCTGTTATTGCGTCTTTGATTTTCTCGTCAATAATTTTTCCCCTCTCCTTGATAACTCTCGCAATATCATCTGGACGGTATTCATCTTTCAAACTTGTGCTTTCCTCTGCGGGTGTTTTGTTTGCTTCGGCTATCCTTTTTGCTTCACGAAGTCCCCGTTCATAATCCTTATACGCCACCTCATAACGAAGCATTTTAGTCTCGAAAGCAATATCATCAATCCACCATTCAAGAGGCTTCTGTATAACTTCGTATATATGTCCCAAGATAGTATTCGCTGTTATATTCTCACCTTCTTGTTGTGCAAATCTGAAGCGCGCAAGAAATATATAACAAAATAGCCTTGACAAAAGGGGGTATTTATCAGTTTGATATTCCTGAGTGGTTCTCAAGAACTTCACAACTGAGTTATACGCCTCTTTATCATCAATATTTCCCCTTCGTTTTACTAAATATGACAATCTTCGCATTGCCACATCTACATCTAATAAATTTTTAGCCATTGCTTTTTTTGATTTTAGTTGTTAGTTAAATTACAGGTCTCCAATATTACGCACCACTCCCGATTTGCCACCTTTCTGTCCCTTCTGTGGGACTTCTGTATAGAGTTGGGTATCTGTTAGTCCGGCATTATAAAACGTGCTAAAATGGTCAGGCTCTAACATTTTATCAGGAGATAGTGTGAATTGCGGGTAAATCTGCTTCTGAATGAACACGCCTTTTATTGCTAAATCGATTTCTCCTTGCGTGTAGTTCTTAGCAACTTCGATGAGATTCATCTTAGCATTCCCTAATATCGCCACATTGCCTATTGCGCCAACATTATAATGTCGCTTAGCGTCATTCCAACGTTTAGCGAGCCACGCTGCCAGCGCTATGGTATCTCCTTTAAAATCGTCATAGGCTTTTAAAGTCGATTTTGCCTCTTTCGGTTTTTCCTCGTGCGTGTGCGTGTTTGTTTGTTTGTTTATATTATTATAAACATTATCATTATCATTATCATTATCATTATCATTAGGGTTATCTTCGGTTATGTTGGGTAATGTTGGGTTATCTTCGGTTATCTTTGGGTTATCTTTTTTCTCGTAATAAGGATTAGATTTTCCTTTCGCAAAATTCGGATTACCTCCCTTCTTCCCATTCTCTTTATTAACCGCTAATTTCTTTTGATAACTTTCAGAAAACGCATCTAAATCTAATTTGATAAATTCAAAAGCCATTTCAACTTTATCGTCTGTTGAGCCTGCATTTGCCCCGTTCTCCACATATTCGAATAACATTTTGAAAAGAACGCCTGCCTGCTTGTCGGACAATTTATTGACCACACTTCCGTATTTAGTCTTTAGAATAAATGTATCTTTCATAGTTGTTGCTTTTATTGATTATTATCTATTTCATCTTTTATAAGGATAAAAATCGCTCTTGCTGTTGGTTTGAGCGTGTCTGTACTATCTTTGCTCTCAAATGCATATTCAAGTATAGCCATTATCACTTCAAACTGTATTTCTTTTGGGAGGCACTTTATAGCCTCATACCAACTCTTTTTAAATTCTAACTTTTCCATCATCCTTGTTTTTCGTATAGTTTATTAAATTGTTCTTTTCCTATTTTCCCTATGGCTTCAGCCACGTTCTGATAACCGAGTTTTTTAGCAAAAGCACTCTTTTGGTCATACAAGTCTCCAAGCATTTTGGGACTACTGTCTTTCATTGTCAAGGGGACTATCCCCGAGTCCTGTAATTGCTTAATACCTTGTAACTGTACCTTAGCTGTATTAATAATAGTGTTGGCTACGTTGGTCATTGCTTGTGCTTTTGAAGTATCAACTCGGTCTTCTTTGATGTCGTCAAAGAGGCGGAAAAGGCTTTCGTTTAAATCGTCTAAGTTCATTTGTTCAATTGTTTTTTTATTTTAGAAATTTGTTTTATAGCTGTTTTTAACTCATTAGGATAACGGTGAATAGTATTGTTTTGCATAAGTTCTTCATCGCTCACACACGCCAAATTTTCTAAACAGCAATCGAGCGTATTCCCATTTTTAAAAATGATATTATACCCTTTAGGTATTGTTCCGTGTGCTTGCTCCCATAGATAACGGTGCTTAGGAATTGCTTTTCTCGCTCCTGGTATCTTTATATAGATGTAAGAAATACCTTTTTCATTGCGAATCACCTCAGTATAATCAGTGAGAGTATTATGAGGTAAATGCCCTTTCTTAAAAAAAGTGTGTTTACATTTTTCATAAGTTTCAAAACTCATCTTCTTTCCTTTGTTCTCAGCAACACGACCCTTTTTATATTGATTATTGATTATCTTTTCTTTAAGTAGCTCGGAATACCCCATTTTGTGCATTTCTTTTGATAAATGGTGTTTTGAACGCTTCAAACGGTTAGCAATCCAATCTATAGAGTGTGTGCGTATATACTTATGAATAAACTGATGTTCCTCATCGGTATAAGGTCTTTTCATCGCTTCACTTCTCCAAAACTGTTGCAACTCTTTTGGAACTTGAAGCCCTTTTTCTTTAAAAAACCTCCCCACAACATCTCTTGAAATTTCTAATTTTTTAGCAATTTCTTTAATAGACATATCCATATAGTGTTTACAAATAAAAGTCGCTTTATCGGCTGTTATTACTGGTGCTGGCATTCTTTTTTATTTTTTTCAATTTGCAAAAGTTCGTTAAAAGTAACCGCTTCAGAATAGTTTTTAAAACGCTTTCGAATTCTTGTTTTGTTAATGGTTACTTCCACTCTCCAACAGTTGTGATATTGTGTTTTTCTTAAATTCTTGTCCTGCCCCTTGCTGGAGCTATCCCAATATATACTCATAAGTTTAATAAAGGTTTTACTTCTTTTTCTATAAACAAATCTAACTCATCTTCTATAGCTCTTCTCTTCTGTTTTATTAATTCGATTTGAGCCTCCAATGCTTTAATATCTACTTCTTCGGTTATTACCTTTTCTCTAAGCACTTCCCATACATTGGGAAGGATTATTGCTTTGTCATTAGCAATAATGTCTTTTGTCTTGCAATCATATATTTCGCGATATAATTCGTTAGATGTTTTTTCCTTATCAATAACGATACATAATACATCAATATTCGTATCATCAAACGCATTTCGAATGAGATTAAGTTCTAATAAGCTATTACCTATGAGCTCTCTGAATACTTTCTCTGTTCCTCGATAAGCGACGCCAGGAAATAGAATATAGAAAGCGTATCTTTTTGTGTATTTTAACGATTTTAAAACAAATATATCATCTACTTTTCCGTTCTTTTTCCATCTAAAATCCCTCTGTATTAAAGCTCTTTCCATATCGGATAAATCATTAAAAGCAATTGAAAAAGGAGGATTCATTAATACACAATCTACTTTTATGTTTTCATCGAGAAGAAAAAAACTCATATTCCTAACTTCTGAATTAGAAAAATTCTTAACAAAAGCCTTACAACATTCCTCTTGCACATCTATACCAATTATTTTCTTAGATTTTACATATTGCTCAAGTTGTCCGCTTCCACAAGCCCCGTCGAAAACAATAATATCATCTCCTACATAGTGTCTTACCTTATTAGCTACATACTTACGTAATGTGTCTCCCGTAATGTATTCTGCTAATTTTTTAGCGTTTAATCTATTATTATGTTCTATCATATGAATATACATTTGCCCACTTCATTGCGCTGCGCACTCAATCTCCTTCAAATCGGGTTGTTAATTATTGTTTTAGTAATTCGGGGTTGTCGTGAATGTTTCCGATTACTTCTATTTCGTCTTTAAATCCGTCCCACCAATTAGGGTTAATTGGTCTGTGAGGTTTATCAGGAGTTATGTTTAATACGTTTTTAGATAGCAAACAAAATCCACCATAAACTTCACTATATACTACCAATAATGGGTTGTATTCTATACCTTCATTTGTTTTCACTTTTAAAATGTCATTCTCATAGATTTCTTTTCCATTTTTGTCATACAGTCCTGTGAATTGTCCAATGGTTTTATCATCAACTTCATAATCAATGAGGTTTGTTTTTCTTATTTTATTTTCTTCACTTAAGAATCCATAAACCCATTTGTCTTGAACTAAGCAGTTCATAAATCCTCTAAATTTGATTATTCTCATTACTTTTTGATTTTAAATTTAGCCCCCGCTCACGGCTCGAACGTGAGAGCTTTCCAATCGAGGTGCACAGTGGAAAAATTACAATTCTTTTATATTGTTCTTAGAAACTTATTCACGAAATACACCTGACCCTTCCCCGTTACCTTAGGCGTAATTGTGGTGTGCATTACTCCGCCATTTCCTGAGCGTGTGCCTTTCTTTAATTCAAAAAGTCCTTGCTCAATGTATTGCTGGTTAGGAATGTTATAATACTCGCCTCTTGTGCCTAAGTAGTGATTTTCTCTTAACCACTTGAAAAGCCTCTTTTCTCCTATCTCATAGCCTTTTTGAGTGATAAGTTTAGCAAGTTCACCAATAAGGCAGGACGATTGAGAGCCTATAACAGTTTCAGCGAACAATACCTTAGGAGCTTGTTCTTTCAGTTGCTTTTGTTGTTCTTCTATCTTCTCTGCTTGTTCGGCTGCTAATCGCAATGCTTCTGAAAATGATTGGGGAATTTGTTGGTGCGCTTGTTCTTTTGCCTCCAATTCTGCCCAACGGCGATTTACTTTAATACGCAACTCGGCACTATATCCTGTCATTAGGTCGAATGTTTGCATTTTGGTAAGGCGGTACTCTCGGTGCTTCTGACTACCAGTGTTTGGGTGGGTATAATACCCCTCCCCAATTCTGGGGAAGCCCATTTTTTCGTAATTTTCATTAAGAGCATCACAATCTCTTAATACGTGGTCGTGTCTTTTACCTGTTAGTTCGGAAATTTCACGGCTCGACATTGTTTGTCCAATTTTGTTGATTGTTGTTATTTCGTACATATTTCAATTTTTTAATAATATTTTCCTTGTAAATTGTTCACTTGCTTTTCTATCTCATTCAGATACGCCAAATCATCAGGCGTTGGTAGGTATATACCCGCCTCCTTGCTGGCATAGTCCCTGAAATTATCAATAGCGGTTGTCATTTCCTTTGTATTCAAACTCGCTGTACTTCGCCACGCTTCTCTTATCTCACCCGTTTTGCGGTTTACATACTCGGTACGGAATATCTGAGGGTTTACAATCTTCTTGAACATCTCTTGCTTTACATATTCGGGAGTCTCACCATATTCTAATGCAAACCACGCAAAGAGGAGGTGAATGTAATTGTTCTGTGAGTAGGTGCGTTTAGGCTTTTTTTCAGTGATTTCAAAGGTCTTTTTCTTCTCAATGAGAAACTCTAAACGCTCCTTTGCTCTTTGTATATCAAACTCGTTGCTTGCGTTGAAAATCATACTTTATTATCTTTGAAAGCAAGGCAGGACTCGAACCTGCTACTATCCCGATTGATACTTGCTTTTTTGTTATGTTAATTACCTAATATTAACAGTATTCAACATTAAGTTTCTTTGATTTTTCATACACAACCTCACCATTTTCAGTTACTTTACTAACGTGAAATGCTTGTCCTTGCACACTATCGGGTTCTTCATCTTCAAGACATTCAAATGGACTTTCTTCAAAAATATCCATTGCTTCTTCATAGCTTTCTGCTTCTACAATAGCTGTGTACTCACTTTCTTCCACGTGGCTAAATTTAATTACATACTTGTTCATTTTTTATTTATTTTAAATTGTTTTCCTTAAAAAGGCATTCCGTCATCTTCTTGTGCGGGTGCTTGTCCCATATTGTTAAACATTTGCCCCTGCTGATATTGCGGTTGCCCTTGTTGTGGTGGGTGTGCTTGCGCTTGTTGAGGTGGAGCATATTGAGGTTGTTGTGGATAACCTTGTGCTTGCTGGTACTGTTGCTGTTGTTGCGCTACATTCGTGGTTTGAATGAGTTCAATCTTCCACCCTACAACTGTATTGAAGTACTTAATATCTCCTTGCTGACTTATCCATTCACGACCTTGCAGGTTAAAGTGTATCTTAACTATTTGACCTATACGCAAGTTGTCTAACAATGCGCAATTGCCTTGTGCAAATTGAATGATAATATCTTGTGGATATTGCCCATCGGTGGTGATAACCAAATCACGCTTTTGAAAGCCATTTTGTCCTACTGTTTCAGTAGCAAATATTACTTTAATTTGTCCTTGTATTTCCATTATTTTACTTGTTGTTTTAATTTGTTTCTTAGTAGCTGATAGTCTTTTCGTAACTGCTTATATTGCTTTTCTACTCGTTTTAATCGTAGATATTCTTCATACAGTCTTAAAAAATCTAAGTTTTTATCTACAATAGGAGGAAAATAGAATCGATACTATTTTACTTCTACAATTTCAAAGCGAAACCCACTTATAGGCATAAAATCATCATCAGCTCCTTCTATATATGAGTATGTTTTTTGCTTAGCTGCGCTTATTGTCTTTGCTATAACAAAAAGTTTAGTGCTATATCCTTCATATATGTTGTTAGGAACTGATGTGCCTAACAAAGAAACTTCATATAGTTTATTACTTTTTTCTTTTTTCATTATTTTATTATTTTATTGATTTATTTCATTAAATATTTTTTTGTCAGTAATGAGTTCTCGGTTGCTCTCCAAAAACTCAATAAACCGCTCGCATACCTCCCTTAATTGTGGTATATCTAACTTAGGCATATAAGTGTAAGCCTCTTTATATACACTCTTAAAATCGGTGACTAAATACTCAAAATTACTTATCTCAATACCTTGCTGGTTCAAGCAGTAAGGATATACTATGTGTTGCCAATTGTTGCGGTACTTGAAAGCATTGTATTTGCCTGTTGTCTTTAAATCGACAATCTTGAATGGCAGTAAGTAGTCTAAGTACCCATACAAAAAGACTTCGCCATATTGAGTGCTGATAGTACCTTCAACTCGGTATTGAGTAAGCGCATTATCCTCTTTCAAAGGTGTTGCAATATTCTTAGCAAGTTCCTTTGAAAAAGCGAACTGTCTGCCATTGATTATTGCCATTATTACCTCGCCCTCGCTGTGAATGTCTATCTTGGTACTCTTGCGACCCTCAACTATGCAATCTATCACCTCATTGAAGGCAGTACCCTTGTCAGCGGCTTCACTCTCGAATGGCACTCTATTAATACGGTTAATGAGTTCTTGGAAGGCTTGACACTCGTACTCTTCCTCTGTCAGCGTTGGGGCTTCTGATGAGCCCCAAAACTGCTGATAGATTACCGATGAATTAAGGTAGTTCGTAAAACTATCCAACAACGTAGGATATATATTATACTGCTTCATACTGCTTGCTTTCTTTGTTAAATTTCGCATTCAAAGTCGCCGCTTTCTCATTGAGTTTGCGCCCCGCTACTATCTTAGAGTTGCCGATATGTTGCCACTCCTGTATTCGTTGAGCAGTTTCATTAAGGCTATCTATATCTGTGATAACCGCTATATTGTCGTCAATCTCTTTAATGAGCTTTTGGTATGCTTCATTAGCCTTGCGGTGTTGTTCTAACCTCGCATTATACGCCTCAATTACGTGCGTTGTGAAGAAGTCGTTAGGTGCGGTAGGGTTGCCCTGCTCATTGATGATAGTAGGTATCTTGAACAACGGAGGTAAGTTGCACGAGTTCTTACCGTCATTACGTGAGGTAGGGTCAAAGGTGATAGTACGTTCACGCCCTTGCGCCTCTACATACCCTACAAGGTCTAACTCTGTTACAAGGTTGTCATAGTTTGTCCCTCCAAATTGAGGAATGTAGCGAGTATCGTCGCCCTCTGTTTTAGTTTCCCTATGAGCAACGAATACTACGTGCTTATTCATTATGCTAATACGTTTTACAAGTGCTGAAAACATCATCTTACGTTCTCCAAAGCCTTGTAATGTTAGCATACCATTTGCTTTTCCCATCTTTGGATTATTCTTAATGATATACTCGCCCATAAAGCCTAACATCTTTCCTCCTGTATCAATAACAAAGGTCTCATAAGGAGTTAGATTTTCATTAGCAAGCACGTCCAAGAAGTCCTGATAAGAGCGTATCTGTACAGTGTCCACATCTTGCAAGTGTGCGAAGTTCACACGGTGTACGCCGTTATCGAAGTCAAAAAGTAATGGCTTTGGTGATGACAGCGCAAGGGTAGTCTTCCCTGTCCCAGCCTGCCCATATATAAGGGCTTTAATTTTAGTCTGAATTGTAAGCTCGTTCGCTTTTTTTATTAAACTCATTCTTCTGTATATTTAATTGTTAATTATTGTTCTTAAAGAAAGTGCCGCGTTGTTGTGATGAATTATGTACAGATTTAAGGATAACACGGCACTATTCTACGTGTATGAATTAATTGGAGATTTTACTAATCAATTTATTTATCTCATTGAGTTTTGTTTTCAATTCGTTAAAGAACTCATCTTTGCCAACTTCTATAACATTGTACGTGATATCTTCGAAAATCTTAGGTGTAAGAGTTTCTTTTATCTCAATACCGAAGTCATCAACTCTTATTGCTGTTAGAGCTAAAAATCTTCCATTTCTATACTCCTCATACACATTAATGTACCAGTTTGTTGAAAAGTATTCTACTCGGTAGCATTTACCTACCTCTAATATTGTTGCTTGTTTTTTCATTGCTGTAAGAATTTAAACTGTTAAGAAACCATAACCACTGTAATCGGCAAACTCGGGCATTCGCTCTTCTTCTGCTATCTCTTCTCTATATCGTTTTTCTGCTAACATCTCTTGCACTTGCCCTTCAATGTCTAATAGGTCTTCAATTTCTGCCCATTGTTCATCTGTAAACTCAATAGGTAACCATTCTCCATTTACCCTTCTACTACTCTCGCTATAAGTACCTCTTGCGTCAGCATACAGGATAAAATCATAGTAATTGTCTTTGTAGCACAACCCCCATTGCTCATTGTTACCATCAGGGTCTGATTGCAATTGCTCAATAATCTTATTGAATATCTCGTCTCTCACCCTCGCAGTGTCTGGGTGTAGTTCTTGTCCGAGTGCGTCCTCAAACGCCTCTCTTTCAAACGGCACGCACTCATCATAACGCTTGCCATTCATTGTTACATAGCCACCAATTAGAAGAATTTGGCTATTTTGTTTGGTAGTTTCCATTTTTTGTTGTAATTTTGCCATCGTTAAAAAATTATTAAATTAATATTTAGTTAAGGCGACGCTGGGAAGTGTCGCTTTATTTATTTCTTTTCATCTTTCTGAGTATCTTGTTAGGTTCTTTCTCCTTCAAGTCTTCCAACTGTTTTACACTTATAAGCGACTGCCCTCCTGCAAGATTCTCATTCTTCAATACCCCGCTTGTTATCCACGTACGCACAATATAATCCGATACCCCTAAGTACTCAGCCACCTCAGGAACACGTAGCAATCTCTTAGCACGCTTGCTGTCCTCATAACGCTCAATCGCCATTGCCATTAGGTCTACTGTGTTAGGCACTACTCCTTGCATTGCCCACAACTCCTCACGCTCACTTGCGAATAGTGCGTTAATATCATCGTTTATTCTTTCTACCCTACTTAACATATCTTATTCTTCGTTTTTGGTAAATGCTTCTTCTTCTGTCATTTCGAGTACCTCAATCACCTTATCTCTTATTGCTTCTGAACGATGATATAGAGGTGTTTCATCCATTGAACGCCACTTTACCAACGTCCAATAACTCACATTCAACTTATCTTCCAATGCTCTTGCAATTGTTTTGTTGAGCATTTTTTTTCTCGCTTCTTTTGTTAGTTTCATTTTATTTTGTACTTTTGCCAAGTAAAAAACGCTAAACGCTTTTACTTTTATTTTCACAGGGCAAAGATACAAACAAAGTTTATATCTACCAAATAAAATATGAACTTTTTTTGTATTTTTTACAAACTTTTTTACAAGTGATTGATTTTCAATTATTGTTTTTTTTATGGAATATGAGCACGGAAATGGTTTTAAGTATATCAGTGGGTATATTAACGTTGCTAACTACATTTTTAGTGTGTTGGCAATTCTATAATACCTACCAGCTTGATAAATACAGAAGAACGTTAGAACGCAAATTAAAGCAGGTAATGCAGGATAACAAAAGCCTTTCTTATGCAATGTTTAGCCTAACAACCTCCTATATTGCAATCTATAACAACAGAGATTTAAACGAATGTATCGCCTACCATTTCAGTGCCATTGAAGAAGTAAATAATATAACAAATAAAGAAATAAGAGATGAAATAACAGAAACTGTATCATCTCTTATAAGTGAAATTACCAATCGTTCCAAAACACTGCAAATAACTACTAAACAAAAAGATGATTTTCTAAAAATTGCAGAAAAATCATCAAATAAAAAAGAATTGCAGAGAATTATAAACAATATCAAAATAACATCTTAATAATAATGATATTAAGACCAACAATCGCTATAGCTATGCCTATACACACTATACATAACATCAAACGAATACCTTTATCAATAAAGTCATCGAACTTATCATTGTCATTTAAATAACTACTCATAGTGTTTAATCTTTAAATTTTTGCAAAGATATGGAAAATAATTCAAATACAAACAATGTTTTTATTGAAGAAACTCGAAAGAGGTTCAAAAAAGCCATATCTCATCTTAAAGGCGAACAAATAATAAATACCAATCAAGATGTTGTGAATAAAATGGAAATCAATAAGAGTTCTATGTCATTAGCTTTAAAAGGTGATGAAAGGTATCTTACTGAAAAATTTATTACAAAATTCGCTAATATCTATGGTTTCAACAAAGATTGGCTTTGGAAAGGCGAAGGCTCTATGTTTGCTAATGCCGACCTGCCCCCTGTAAACTCCCGCTTCCTTGAAGTATATGAGTACTTACAACACACTCGCCCTGATTTTACCCCTGAAAAAATAGGACTTTCTCAGGACGAAATAAATAACATACGCATAGGCAAGGCAAAAGTGCCTTTTATAAAAATTGTAAATCTAAAAACTTCATATCCCGAAATAAATACTGACTATATAACCTCTAATTATGGCGAAATACTAATCCCTGTTATAGATTACAGCAAAATAACCGACCGCCTTCCACAAGGTGAATTAAAAGAAAAGGAATATCCCGAGAAATTAGCTGTTAAATTAGTAACTACCAAAGCGCAAGCAGGTTGGACGGAAGGATATTACAATGATGAATACTTAGAAGATATGCCTACAATACTCATTGACTCTGAGGAAAAACATCACGGCAACTACTTAGCATTCGAGGTCGCAGGCGATAGTATGGAGCCCGATTACATCGAGGGAGATGTCGTAATATGTCGTGAAGTACAACGCCACTTATGGCAATATAAATTACATATAAAAGATTGGGACTTCGTCATTGCACACGCCACCAACGGTATAATGCTTAAAGAAATTATCAAACATGACGTGAAGAACGGTGTTATATACTGTCATTCTCTGAATCCAAAATATGAAGATTTTAAAATTAATCTTCACGAAGTACGCTTTCTCTACAACGTCATAGAAGTGCGGCAAAAAGGGCGTAGCAAACGCTCCAATCGTGCGAAAGATTTTCTGTAAATGAGTATTAATTTTAAAACATAATATACCAATGAAAAAATTTATTCTAACATCAGTAATTGCCACACTACTTATTTCCTGTGGCTACAACCGTCAAGAGCAAATGTTATATGATTATGTAAACGACGGTACGCAAAAAGTTATAAACGCAGAGGCTAAAAATCTCGGTTTCAAAGTTAAAGAAATAAAAAAAATCAAAGAGATTACTGCTAATGATAGTCTTTCAATTTTAGAAAATAGATTATCTGATGTAAAAAAGGAGTTGCTTCCGGAAGTAAAAGAGAGTTTAGTTACCGCTCGTCACTTAAAGGAGACCACAGAAAATAATCTAAAAGAAGCTATGAAATTCTCTACCCAAGAGGCAAAAGATTTCGTGGTGCAATTACAATCTACATTAGAAGATACTGACAAAAAAATTGAAGAATATCAAAAATTAGAAAAGGCATATGATAGCGATTTTGCAGGAACTGAATATGAAGAAGCATACAAAAGAATTCAGGAGTACAAAACACTTAACAATGCTAAACTCTCAGATGTGTATAAAGCCTCATACACTATTAAGAATCCTATACTTGGCAACATAGAGCAAACAGTAACAAAAATCTATTACACCAATAGAGAAGGTACTAAATTCATCAGTGCAAAAGATGAATAGTAAACAAAAAAAGAGCCTCGCACTTACACGGGGCTCTTTTTTTAACAACTAAAAATAATTATTTAAGAAAACACTTCCACATTTTCCAACCTATTACACCCGCCAGCAGGACCATCAATAGCCATACCCACCAGCTAACAATTCCTTTCACATCTTTTGTTTTTTGAGAAAAAGCCGTTATGCTTTCTGTACTTCGTAATTCATTATTAGTTGTGCTTATAGTGCTTGTAAGGGTAGTATTCGCCACTATTTGGCTATTGGATAGGCTACTTTTAGTCGTAATCTTCACCTTTCCACCTCTAACCCTTATAGTTTCATTGTCACCATCCCTAATACGGTAATAAATCAACTCTTTGCTATTACCCACACTATCCTTATCGCTCTCTACTGTTACCTCGTACTCTTGCGAGGCGTGTGTATCGAGTTGCAAGGTTTGTTCGTGTTGCTGAAAAAGTGTCGTACTATCCTTGTACTTTATAATACGTTCTTTTTGTACCTGCTTTTGCTCGGTAACATCTATCTTGCGAGCACGGCAACCTATCAAGATAAGGAACGCTACTAATAGCAATGTTATTATCTTATTCATAACTTTCAATCATTTTAATTACTTTCTTCAAACTACTTGCGTAATTTAACCCCGTAGCGTATCCAGCATTCGCTATCTCCTCAGCAAAATTGTAAGGGTCACTTCTTACTAACAATGCCTTAGCATATCGCTTGTTTCTGAAGAATAATTCTGCGTGGTCTGTAAAGCATTCTTCTGGCGTGTCGTACTTTCTAAACCAATCCCTCACCACGTACAGATATTTGCCGTCCGCACGCTTAGTAATGCTGATAATCTCAGGAAAAAGTCCCTTTGTTACCATAGGCACGGAAAGTACCTCCGTAGTACGCACTAACTGCTTCTTACTTGCAGGCGTGTCCTTGCCTGCTTTTACGCCAAAAAACATATTGCCTGGCACACTCTTTCCCCAACCGCTCTCCAATGCCGCTTGCGCCAAAATGAAGAGGTGCGATATACCCGTTTTGCGCTCTGTTTCAAGCGCAAATGGCTTGTATTGCTTTATAAATTCTTTTGGTGTCATTGTTGTTCGTCTTCTATTTTGTCATTATTGTTTAATTCTTCTGTTTTTGTGCCATTACTAATTTCATTAAAGAAATCTTTCAATTTTCCACTCCTCTCATAGTTATAGAGTGCTTTCATTATCCATTGTGGCGGGTACTTTCCGCCCGTAAGGACAAAAATGTTCTTCACTATCTTGCTTACAGGGTACATCAGCGTCATAAATTGTACTGCACTCTGGAATATTTTGCCTGTTTCTGTTTCATTGATAGGTATACTTAGTATAGAGAGTGATATATAGACCACTGCTATCACCATCATAATTGTAGCGTTGCCTACAAGGAAGTTATGAATGTTAAATGTGCCTGCTTTGGCGTGATAAATAGCCCCTACTACCATATTGAGGAGGAGTACAAAACTAATTCCTACAAAAAAGAGTTCATTTTGTTCCCGCCATACTGAAAAGTACGAATATAACAATAGTAACGGCACGCTCTTAAAGAAAGCAACAAAGAAATAGTACACCCTATCTCTTAGATGTATCTTATCGTCAAAGTAGAAGAGCAAAACCAACGGTGTTGCCCATATTGCTATCTTTATCTTGGCTTTGAGTAGCCACTTCATAAACTTATCCATTAGCCTCCTTGTTTATCCATTTCACAATAGGGTAAGGTGTTATACTTGCTACTATATCCCACCAGTCAATGAAAGTGCCCTTTACTTCTTTGTCGAATAGCTCTTTTGCAAGACCTATACACAGCACCCAAAAAAAAGCAAGTGCTAATGCCTCCCACCACTTCATAAACAAGACAAACACTAAGAAGGATACCACTAATATAATGTTTCCAAAAAATGAATGTAGTAGTTTGTCTTGACCTGTTAAGTTTTGTTTAAATTTATTCATAATTCTAATTTATTTAATCTTCATTAGCAGGGCACCAATCGGTTGGGGCATCTCCTTTTTCAAGTTTAATCCATTCTATGGTGCTATCTACTACAACATCTGATGGATAAGTCCAAACCCACAAATTTTTATTATTTGTACCACCAATTCTCCAAGAAAATGTATTTTGATATATACCATTACCAACATCTTTCAAAGTACTTATCTCAACTCTATCACCACTATTGTACAATGCAAATGCTACTTTCCCTGTGCCTAATTTACCTTTGATGGTTGCGGTTACTATTTCACCCTCTTTTAACTCTGTAATAATTTCATAAACAGCAATGAGATAACTATTATTTGTTATCTTTATGCCACTATTGCGCAATAGATTTTCTCCCACAAATGCCTTTCTTTCAAACTTATTGCTCATAGTAAGGTAGTCGCCCTCTCCCCACAACGCTACCATTCGCAACTCCTTCACGTCGCTTGGCGTTGCAAATACAAGTCCTATTACATTCCCTGCATAGTCTCTTTGTACAGAATTCACTACCAAACCAGCCTCATAGCCTAATACTTCAAACGTGTTGCCGGCTGTCTCCACAACAAGTACATAAGTACCTTTTGTTAGTGCGTTCATTGTGGCAATATTCCCACTATCTGCCTTGTCTATCTTTATTGATAACTCGTGCGTGAATCCTCCGCTGAACTTCTGCGAGCCACTCACTTTAAAAGCGTTGTTCAATTCAAATAAATACCCTCGCTTGCTCGGTAACAGTTGTAAGTGAGTGATTACTGTCTTGTCAGCGTTCAGTGTTGTATACCTCCTGTCGATATCCTTGTAAGGTATCACCAATACCCTATTTTTTAGTCCCTTTTTTGGTTTATAATCACAATCAAGAATTATATCCTTTATGTTGTCTATACATCTCATATCAATTTCATTCTCATTCTTGGTTTATTAATTCGGTTGTTATCCCCACAGCCACTATTACATCTATATTCTGGGAATAGTGTGGCATTTCTTTCAAGGTACGAAACACAATCTTGCCATAGCAAGTCCGCTTGTTGCTTGTACATTGTGCGTACATCTCTCCGCTCCGCTTGGCTCACTGTATCACCATCTTGATTTTCTTTCACTTTCAATCCCATAGCGGTATCAATATAGTGCCCAGTGAAGACATATCGAGCATATGTGAAGTACGCTAATACGGCTTTGAGCCCTGCAAATTCGTACTTTTTGCCCTCAAAAGTATAAGTGCCACCATTAAGCAATAAAGTGTAATCCCTCACGGGCGTTTCGCTCGTCAAATCTTGGTAAAATGCCTCACATACAAGTTCTTTTAGGTCAAACATCTGCGCCTCCCTAATAAAGCGGTTGAATTCTTCCTCCTTCCGGAATAGCGAAACGCTTAAATACTTGCTACATTCTTGCTTATTAACTAATAACTTCATACTAATTTGCTAATTTCAAAAAGTCCGTTTGCCGATATATTCCTTGCAAATCCGTCGAAAAGCTCCTCAAACATCTCTTGTACATCTTGGCGTTCTTCTTGCATTTGCTCCTGCATAAAGAGGCGTGCCTCTTTCAAACTTTCCCCCGATGTATTACCTAATTTCCCTTCAACGTAATCAATCAACACAGGAGGCACATTACCATACGACTTGCGAATGTTATTAGCCGTCTTCTCATCGGCATACTTAAAGGTATCGTCCTTGATGTTGCTCTCAATAGCCCTTATCAGTACATTATCCTCCAACTTATCGCCCTGCATTTCCGTTTCAAAGTGAAAGACACTCTGCTCTGCTTCAACTCCTATGCTCTTTCTTAGTTCATTCCTGAAATCCTCTCGTTTTTCCTCGCTTTCCATTGTAGGAGTGACAATGGCATACGTTCCAAAGAATCCTTTCTTAAATCCGTTGCGGGTAAATATACTCGACAGCCATTCACTTTCACAATCACGCATTACTACATCAGCCCACGCCAGCGGGTAGGTATCATTTCTGTCAAGGTTTAAGAAAAACACTTGCCCCTTGTAGTTATCCCAACCTCCTGCCTTGGTTACCTGCGCTTCTATCACCTTAGGACGGGGGTCGTATCGGTCAATTGCAACTAAATTCTTATCCCTATCTTTATAGTCTTTCAATTTATCCCAATCGTTATATACCAACACCTTGCCTCGATAGTCCTTGCTGTCTTTTTTTCCCAATCGGCAATTCTTGTATGGCAATACCTGCACGCTTGTCTTCTCGTAGAAGCCGTTGTAATTTACGTGCACAAATACGCCCTTATGTATTGCAATGCTTCTCGCAACTTTCTTCAACAGGTCGTTAGGGGTTTCCCTTTTATCATTAATAAACAACTCGTCTTTTCTAAATCGAATCCCTTGCGACCTTGCTTGCTCTCTTCTTTCAATTTCCAATGCAAAACCACGACCATAGATGAAATCAGCAATCACACCCGAACAAGCACGAGCGGTTGGTGAACCTGCCACCAACTGCTCAATAATTGTTGGGTAGTCGTTATTTTGACCATTAGCCAAGTACGGGAATCCCTTATACTTCTCGCTATTTGTCTTTCTCTGCTCTTTCGCTAATTCTATTGCCGTTACCTTTGCCATTGTTAATTGTTAATTGCTAATTGTTACTTAATGAGTTCTTCCCAATTCTCAGGATACACTTCGAAGTTCGCAATCCTATTCTTGTTGATTTTGAGATATTTCACCGCGATTTCATCCGTGATAGTGTCGTTATTGAACAACTCACTACTACCGAAGTCCATTGCCAGCGACCCAATCCCTTCACGCAGTTTAAATGCGCATTTATCATTCGCCAATTTGCCAACTTGTTCATTGGCTAACTCTTCTTGTGTGTTTTGACCTTTTTTTGCCATAATAATATTATTTTTAATTCTTAACTTTTCTTTGCCCTCTTCAACGAGCTTATTCCAATACCCTTTCAACTTATTACCACAAGTCGTACACGGGTCGTTGTCGTCAAACAGGTAAGCATAAAAGGCGATGAACGTATCTTTGTTCTCGCTCACCGCCTTTTCATACCCCCCAATGAGCAACTTATTCAATTTCTCATCTGTAATAACCATTTCACCAATTTATTTTGCCACTATGCAGCAAGTTTCTTATCAAACTTCTTCTTAGTGGTTGCGTAGTCGGTTTCAAGCCATTTCAAAGCCACATTTGGCTCTTTCTGATTTGCAGGAGTCGAAATTGTGAGTTTGAAAGCTCCGCCGTTAGTGCGACCCTCTCCCTCTGTCACTTCTAATCCTACATAGAAGCCCAATACGTCAAAACTGCTCTCACCTTTCGCCTTGTGTTCAATTACTGCAACTAATTGTGCCCCGTTTACAAATTGGTCTATCTGCTCGTACTCCTCAGCACTCTTGCCGTACACGGTAATACCTATTGAGTGTTTGTAACCATTGAAATCATCATCTGAAATCTCTGGTTTAATGCTCTCCGATATGTGTGTTTCTTTGAAATTGTCAAAGAAGTAACCTGTCTTGCTCGCTTTGAGCACAAGTGAACTCATTTTGTTCTTCGAAGCGTCTACTGTGGTTGCTGCGAAGTCTATGTCTGCTCTATTGATGAGCAAGATACGCTTCTCAATACCTTTTACCTTGTCAGTACAGTCAAAGGTCAAATCCTTACTTAACGCATTAATACATTCTGCCATAATCTCTCTTTTAATGTTTAATTGTAATGATAAATGGCTAACTATACATTAACCATTTATCACTAATCATTACTAAATCGCCATTGCTCCGGTGTTACCAATCACACGTTGGAAGTCTGCACGGTAAGAAGCCTTCAAAAATACCTTCTCAATATCGCCACCCAAGTACTCAACACCTATATCTTTGAGCGCCCCCATACTATCAATAGCAATTTGGCATTCGTTCTTATCAAGTAACAACGCTCTGTGTGGATTGTGCCACTTAGTTCCGTCGTCAAAGTTAGAGCGTATCATATCGTCTAACCATTCAGAGGTAACCACAGGTACACCTTCGAACTCTGATACCATATAACCGCCCTCAACCATTTTAAACGATTGCTCATTGCGGAACTCTTTACGCATAAAACGAGTTAAGTTGGTTGCTAAACTTTGTGTAATTACAAACACAGGAGAAGCACCTGCCTTAAATCCTGCAATATCTTTCAATTGACATAGCACCTTGTACGCTCTATCATTTGCAAGAGCACGTTGCCCAGCATAATTTGCCTGTGCATTCTCGTCAATAGTAATCTTTCTCTCAGGTGCGGTTGCTACCATTGCCTCAAATTGAGAAAACAATCCGTTAAGCACGTTAAAGTTAGCCTTGTCCAAGCCCGCTTTAAGCACCTGTGTACCACTACCGCTACCTACTGTCGAATGGTTCTTGTCTGCGAAGAAGACAAATCTGTTGAAGTCGTTCAATATTCCTCCTTCAATAAGTGATACCAAAAATGCCACATAATCCGAATCGTCAATGTTAAAACGGTCTGCTCCTGTTTTAGCCACCCAAGCGTCAAATGTTTTTTCAAGTGTAGAATAACAATCCGAAACATTCACCTTTAACGGAACAGGGTCAAACCAACCTGTGCGCACTTGTGTATCAAGTGGCTTAGAAGGCTTACCGCAACCCTCGTCTAAGTGAGTTACATTCGATACTGGCGCATAATATCCAAACTCAGTACCTTTCACAATAC